AAAGTTGGGATCGCTCCCGACGTTCAGATAGTTGGGATTGAGGACGCTTGCCGCGAAATTGTTCCCGGTCGCTTGGAGCGGCGAGCCGGATGCGCCGCGCCCGAACAGCGTTTGGATCGCCGACTGCGTCTGCGGCGACTGCGGCGCCACCCACGGGCCCGGAGCGGGTCCTGGGGCCAGCGGATTGTTGTTGAGATAGGCCGACATGCCGCCGGCGATCGAGCCCAAGGTGGGCCCGATAACCGAGTTGGGCCCGGTCGTGCTGCTGCTATTGCTCGTGTTGTTGCTCGACGTGCTCTGGGTCTGCTGCTGAGGTGTCGCTCCGCCGCTCATGCGATCCGCCTTTCCCACGTGAGTTGGCCTGCGGCGTCAAGGCCGCCCTCTTTGCCGCCGAATTTCCTGACGATGCGAAGCCATCCAGCGCGGCTCTGCGTCCCCCAGAGGGCCGAGCATCCATGCGCGCGTGCCCATCGCTCGATTGTCATCAGGAAGTCGCCAGCCCAGTCACGCATGCGCGTTCCACCGACCAGCCAGACGCGGCAGCGCTTCTCGGGCAACAGCGTGATTTCCGTCACGATCGCGGCCACCGGGCTGCCATCCTCGACGATCGCCCAGAGCTGCGCGTGTTGAGAGAGCAGGCGCCCCAGCACATCGGGCTTCTCCGGCGCGAGCAGTGTTGCCGGCTCGAGCAGAGGCCAGAGGTCGGGCCAGACCAGGTGAAGATGGCGCAGGGGGATGCCGGTGGCGGTCATGGTCATGTGCTGATGATGTGGTTGAGGATGAGCGTGGGCTGCGTGTTGTTGTGCGCGCCACCGCCGCCCGTGTTGGTAATGCCGGCCGTGTAGAGAGGAATGTCGGCGCCGTTCGCCAGCGTGGCGATGCCGCTACCCCCACCATAGGTGACAAAACCGGCGCCTGCCGCCTGTCCGTGATTATGAGAGGGCATCTGCGCGGTCGTCAGCGTCTGCGTCTCCGCTCCGCCGGCGGCGCCCAGCGTCGTGCCGGCGAGACCCGAGCCGCCGCTCGTGAGGCGTCCCGCGGCCCCGCCGCCCATGTCGTCCTTGCCGGCCGGCACGCGGCCCCGCAGGTCGGGGACGTTGAACGTCGTGCTGCCGTCGCCCGCGCCGTAGGTGGTGCCGATCGCCGCGAAGAGGTCCGAATAGGTCGATCGCGAAACCGCCTGGCCGGAGCACAAGAGGAAGCCAATCGGCGCCGTCGTGCCGGCGAACGGCAGCACGGTTCCGGACGGCACCAGACGCTGTTGCGCGATGGGGTTGTTGTAATCGCGGATCAGCACATTCACCCGCTCGGTAATCGAGCGCGTGTCGGCGGTTGGTGGCAGGGCAGGAAGGGCGGAAGCCGGTGTGGTCATTGCTGCCCCATCGGCCGGGCATCGAGGTCGTCGATACCCTGCATGTTCGACCACACGTCGCCGGACTGCATGGTGGCCCGAACGCGGAAGTAGCGCCCGCTTCGATAGAGAGGCGCCATGCCGGCTGGCGTGAGACCGATGGGTGGACCATAGGCGGTCATGGCCTGTTGCGTTTCCCGCGCCCCGAGCAGGATCTGCGGATTGCCGCCATCGATCAGCGGACGGCAGCCCCGCACCACCGATCGCTGGCCGTTGCCGGGATTGAACTCGGTTGTTTCGACCGTCGCCGCGAGCGACGGGCCGGAGAACGACCCGCTCTTGTGGTTGGTGTCGAAGGCGAACAGCAGCAGCGAGACCGTGCCGCTCCAGAACGACGAATCGAGGGAATAGGGCAGCGTGTCGATCGTGCCGAAGGGGTCGAGCTGGTCGAGCGTGTAGCCCTGCTGGCTGACGCCGCCGAAGACGATCTCGCAAGTCAACTGCGCGTGCGCCCATTTCTGGACGCGCCAGTTGTAGATCAGCAGCCGGTTGGGCGTGCCGTTGTTGCCGTTGGCCGGATAGGCGAAGACATAGAGCCCGCGCACCGGATCGATCGCGGCAGAGCTGCGGAAATGGTTGGTCTCGTCGAATTCCTTCCAGAAAAAGCGGTCGACCTTGCCGCGGCCGATCGGCGCGATCGTCTGGCCACCCTGGATCATATAGAAGCCGGACTTGTGCAGGAAAAACGCGAGGTCCGACACGGCCGCGAGGCTGTTGGGAATGCTGCAGCCAAGCTCGTTGGCGATCTTGTCGATGCGGAAGACGATCGGCGCCCCTTCGTAGGTCATGCGCTGCACGGCCGCTTCCTGGAAGATCAGGCCATACTCGCCGCCGACCAGGCCTGTCACGTTGCCGCCGTCCGGGAGGTCCTGGAAATCGGCCTGGTTGGCCGGGATCGAGCCCCACAGCTCGGCATTGTTGAGGCCCGACCATTGCACGCGTTGCGGCGTGGTGCCGAGTTTGCCCATCAGCACGAAGTCGCGGACCGTCGTGACGAAGGTCGCGACCGGCGGCGTGCCCAGGAGCGCTGTCCAGTTCGTGCCGACGCTGAGATCGAACTTTTGCGGGTTGTCGATGCCGTTCACGGCGAGCGCGATCGTGCCGAACTGGGTGAAACGCCAGTTGCCGTCGCCGCCGAGGCCATAGGCGACCTCAGCCGTGTTGGAAACCGGCGGCGTCCCGGCCGTTCCGGCGGCACCTGTATCGGTGAAGGTCGTGACCGCGCCGACGGCGTAATGCACGTTCTCCGCGCCGGTCGCCGTGCCGCGGTAGAGGCGATAGCCGGTGGCGCCAGAGACGGCGGCCCATGTCAACGTGTTGGAGCTCGTCGCACCCGAGGTCGTGATCGATTGCTCGTTCGACTTCGTGGTTTCGCCGGCGGCCGTGAGCGCGGTGATGACGTAGAAGTAGGTGGCCGCCGCCAGCGTGCCGCCCGTCGTCGAGGTCGAGGGGGCGTTCTGCGCGGGGACCGACGCCAGCCGCGTGACATCGTTCCAGGTCGTGCCCGACAGCAGATAGAGCTTGGTCACATCGCCTGCGAACATCATCGTCGCGCCCGCGGTCCCTCGGAACCAGGCAGCGCCCTGTGCCCGCGCCACGAGGGGGCTCGAAACACCGTTGAGCGCATTCAAGGGCGCGTAGCTCTCCTCGGCCGGCACGACGTTCAACGCCTCGCGCGCCCACTGGCTGAGATCGGGCATGTCAGGGCGCCATTCGGCGAAGGCGATGACGGTCATGGCGCCATCCCCGCCCGGATGCGGATGACCGGCACGCTCGACGCCGTGATGCGCTGCGTGCGCGCGTTGAGGCCGCCCACGCCGGCATTGTAGAGCTGCAGGTAGCGCGCCGCGGCGCCTTCGTCCTGCGTGAAGATCGCAGCCTCGATCAGGCAGCCGTAGAGGTAGGTGTCCGGATAGCTGCTCAGGATGGCATTGACGGTCGAACCAACGGGCGTCGCGAGCGTCTGGTAGTAGCGCAGCGTCGCCGTGTAAGCGGCGGTACCCGGATCAGGGAAGACGCGGAAATTCGTGCCGCTGACGGCGATCAGGCGCGGCTGGTCGGGCGTCGTCGACACATAGCCGTCGATCGTGCGCTGGCTCACGATCTGCAGCGGGGCATTCGGGCTGTTGAGCTGCGCGGAGATCAGCTCGAGGAACCCCGTCGGCTGCGGCGTGACGGCGGTCAGCGCGAAATTGGCGTTGGCGGTCTCCATCTCGACGATGCGCAGCGGGTCGGAGCGCAGCGGATTGCCGGGATCGTCGGTCGCGTAGCCGTAGTAGATGCGGCGCTCGCAGTTCGCGAGGAAGTCGTCGAAGCGGCCGTCGAGCAGTGTGTCACCGGGCCGCCCCGTCCATGACAGGACAGCCGCCCGGAGGCCGCCATAGGTGTTGATCTGGACGGCCATCAGATCGTTCCCCAATCGGTGCGCAGCCAGCGCCATTCGTTGCTGTTCAGGAGGGCATCGACCTTGTCCTGATGGTCAGGGTTCCAGTAATCGACGCCGAGCTCGTTGCGCCATTTCTCGACGATGATCAGCGGGATGCGCGCCACCATGCGGACATCGCGCTCGGCGTTGTAGGGATTGCAGTGGTTCTGGGCTTCCTTGTTGAGGTCGAGAATCGGCGCGGCGCGCTGGACCGTTTCCTGCGCCCAGTCGTCGCCGTCCTCATGCCACCACTTCGCAAGGCCGGTGGCGCGATCCCAACCAAGAAGCCGCTTCGTCATCGGTCTCTCGACTTGAAGAGGGTGATATGTTTCGGCGTGCTTTCGGTCCGCCCCAAGCCGCCTCTCGACCGCGCCGGCAGATCGCGGGTCTTGTCGAGAGGGAACGTGAATTTGGTTTTGTCCTTGCCGCCGGCGAGGGTCTCAGCCGAACTACGTCGCCCTGACGACGCTTTTTGCAGTTTGCGGGTCATCGGTAGGATCCTTTCGCTCGATGGATGGTGAGGTGGGAGGGTGTCTTCGCGGCGAGCTTTGCCATCACAGCACCTCGGCCTGGTCGCGCTTCGACAGGAACGCCGCCAGATCGGTGGAGACCTGCAGGCGGGTGCGCTTGTTCACCTTCGTCGGGTGCGGGCGCTCGAAATTCCCGAGCTCGTCGGCGCGGCCGGGACAGTCGCGCCATTCGACGACGGCGTTGCCGTCTTCATCGAGCGGCAGGAAGACGTGATCGGCGGTAATCACGACCGTCTTCATCTCGGCTGACGCTTCGTTGGTCTTGCGGGCCATTTCAGCCTCCATGGTTAGAGTGGGGATCGGAAAGGGAGGGTTGGGCCCTCCCCGTCCATCAGGTTCAGAGCAGGTCGGCGACGATGCCGCTGCCGGCCTCGT